AGTTCCCTATGCTAACAAAGGATACATCATCATACACAATGGACAACAACTTGAGAAACTGTGTAGAACTGAAGGTTCTGCACGGAAATACATTCAAGCACACAAAAAAGGAAAGTCAATCGGCAAACTTCCAATTTGATGCAAACTGGGGGCGAGTAAAGTGTCCCTATAGTATAGAGACAACGTGATGAAAAAACCACTTAACAAGCATCAAGAACATTTTGAGGATATGATTCTCACTGGAGATCTATCTGTTCTGGATTTCTTCAACTCTGATTGTGAGATTTCACTGAAGATTGATGGTTCTCCTGCAATCGTTTTTGGTACTAATCCTGCCAACAATCAGTTCTTTGTTTCTACCAAATCTGCCTTCAACAAAGTTAAAATCAAACTCTGCCATTCTCATGAAGAAATTGACACGCATTTTCAAGGCAAAGTTGCAAACATTCTGCATTGTTGTTTTAATTGGTTGCCTCATACAGATTCTATCATTCAAGGCGATTTTCTTGGGTTTGGTAATACTGATGTTGTTCAACCTAATACCATTTCGTATCGGTTTTCAGAAGTAGTTTCTCAAAACATTATCTTTGCTCCTCACACAGTTTGGCATACTGATGGTGAATTGAAGGATGCTTATGTGATTGGATCTGCTCCTTTCTTTGCTGATACTGAAAACGTTAAGTTTGTCCAACCTTGTGTAGATTATCTCAAGATTCAACTTCCTGATGTCGATGTTAGCAACATTCAGTTTCTGACTGACAAGCAGGCACAGGTTGCCAAACAACAAATCAATGCCATTATTCGTGATGGTCATGAACTCGAATGGTGGAATGTTGCTGAGATTTTTGAGTGTCGCAATCTTGCTCATTTGTATCTCACAATGATCGAACTCAAAGATGATATTATGCAGTCGATGATTGTTCATGACAGTCCTCGTGCATTTATCGGTGATGATGAGATCATTGGTGAAGGATTTGTCTGCAAGAATGATAGCATCATCTTCAAGTTGGTGAATCGTTATCAGTTTTCTCATGCAAACTTTAATTCAGTGAAATCATGGTAATCCTCTATTTCTTGATTATTCTCTCTGTTTTTTTATGGGGTGGAATTGTTCTATTCTCTCCGATATTCAATTACTTGGATGACATTCCAAAAGATCCAAAGAATCAATAACTGGGGGCTAGCAAAGTGTCCCTATAGTATACGACTCAACCACTGAAATGATTTCTCTTCCTAATCCCACATCTTTTGCTAATTTTGTTGCTGAGCAGGATGCTCGCAATACACTACAACTGAATGTAACTAAGTGGTGTTATATGTTGATTGATGCTCTCAAGCAGAACTATATTGATTATTCGATTCGTGGACATTATCGTTCTCTTCAAAAAGGTGAGAGCACTGATTATCATGAGTCTTGTATTGTTAAACTGAAAGCAGGTGAATGTCCGATTGATTATGTCATCGAGTCTGGCAAAAAGTATCACAAAGTTGTCTTTGTTGATGGTGGTGGACAACGCTCCGCACATGCATTTGTTGATAAAAAGACTGGTGAAGTGTACATGTCCGCATCATGGAAGCAACCTGCAAAGGGTGTACGTTATGATCTGCGATTGATGAAAGATCGGGAGTATTTGTTGGCAAATGCAGATTGGTCTGGTGGATATTTGTATGCTCGTTGACAACCACTGGCAACACTGATAGAATAAGACTATGGGAATGAGTTTGCCCTATAAAGTTACTCACTATTCACACTCGATACTAACGGAGTTAGTTCAATTATGACAATTGCAAATCTCATCGATCACTTGGAAACGGGTGTCAACTGGAATAAAGTTTTTGGAGTTGTTCGTTCTACCTATGGTGATTCTGGATTCACCTCTAGGGCAGACAACTTTACAAAATCAACTACAATCGAAAAAGCACTTGCTAAGTTTTCTGATCTTAACCGCGTGGATCAGATTGGTTACGATTTCATGTATGATGGTCTTAAAGTAGAACTGAAGATGCGTCAAAATCTGTTCTACAAGAGAACACCAAATCAGACGCAAGTGATTAAGATGAAGAACTTTCAAGGTAACAAAAAGACTCTGGAAGATTTCAAGAACGATCAAACTTTCGATGTTGCAATCATTCTGTGTCTGACTACTTTTCAAGCAATAGTTGTGGAGGATGAAGTAGCACGGAGTCGTTATTTTGCAGATGGTGATGGTGTCTTTGCAAAGTTTGGTCTGGGAGACTACTATAAGTGCGATATTGGTGAAGTTACTCCCATTCTTCCTCCGACTTCACTTTCTGAGGAGTTTCAGACAGCAGTAGACAATTACCTTGATTTCTAACTGAAACTGGGGGCGAGCAAAGTGTCCCTATAGTATGAGCACCACCCAACCGATGATTGTTTCTGAAGTCTACTCCTACCACACAAATTGGAAGGAGGGTAAAGTCAATCAAATGTGGATTGAGCAAATCACTGATAAAGAGTGTGACAATCTTTATGTTGCTGTTGCACACAATCCCAGCAATGGTTCTACGATGAAGATGAGCAATCCCCGCACATCTTACTCCGAAACTCTCAACTGGGTTCGTGGATTCTGCGGCACCTTCTGTATTCTTTCTGCCTGATTATGCTTTACAACATTCTCAATCAACTTTCTAACTGATTATGGCAACTCGTTCTCGTATTGGTATTGAACTCTCCGACAATTCCATTCTTTCTGTGTATTGTCACTGGGACGGATATCCCGAGTTTAATGGTAAGAAACTTCAAGAACATTTCGATTCTTATGAATCTGCTGCTGCACTGATTGACGGTGGTGATATTAGTGCTCTGTGGACAAATGTAGGTTGGGATAATGAAACTCTATCAGAAGTTGGTCCTCTTTATTATTCCTCCCGTGGTGAGAATTGCCCGCCTCGGCATGATAAAGATCTGGCAGAGTATCTTCTGAATGGTGAAGAGTTTGCATACCTCTATACTCAATCTGAAGAATGGGTATGTTATGATACATGTCAATGGCACGATTCCTATATGGAAGGTGTCGAAATCCCCTCTGCTGTTACTGTTTAATTCTGAAGATTTATGGTGATTACTTCACTTATGGCAGGATTTGCCTTTGGTTATTGTATCATTGATCTTGCACTTGCATTGTACTTTAAGATTCAAAAATGATTCGATAACACAAACTGGGGGCGAGCAAAGTGTCCCTATAGTATGAGCACCACCTTCACCGTCCGATTCGATTCCAATGCTCTGGATTCTCCCGAGTATATTGGACCTTTCTATTCTGAAGAATCTGCACAAGATTATTGCGATGCCCGCAATGATTCTTTATCACTCTCTGGGATTCCTTCCTGGGTTGCTTGTTACTCTATCGTTGACTGATTATGCAATTCCAAGTTACAGAAGTTTCGTTTGACTTTGATGACGAAGACTTCACTCTTGAAGAACAACAATCTGTCGTAGATTCTGTTCTTGGTAACACCTTTGAGGTGGAGGTTGATGATAACGACACCGAGGAAGATGTTGCAAATGCTCTAGTCGAACACGTCACAGATTTCACTGGTTGGTGTGTCTTCTCTCTGAATTATCGTCACGTTTCTAACACTCACTGAATAAACAAAATGACTCTGAACAAAGCACAATTCGACCAACTCGTTGAAAACTATGTTTGTCACATTATCGATGGGTTGGATTCAGAAACTATGGAAACTATGATCTTTGATCTACTCACTCGTGAGTATGAAGATATATCTGAAGAAGACATTCTGAATGAGATTGAAGAACTTTATGGAGAGGAAGTTGCAAATGATCTTCTGGAAAGTGCAGCACAATGATTGAAACTCAGTACTGAAACTACAATGACAAATCCCAATCCTTACGTCCAAAATCTTGTTGAAATGGGTTATGATGAAGCAGATTGCCGAATGATAGCATCTGCTGGACTTAAAAAGACTTTTCCTCTTAACATTCATGGTCGAGTTTATAGCACTCAACAAGAGTATGATGATGCTATTGCTGACTTTCTGAATGGTTTTTAAATGGTAAAGTTTTATCTCTCTTGTGGTTCATTGCTTAAAATCAATGATTACTCTTACTTCAATCAATCTACTGGGGGCGAGCAAAGTGTCCCTATAGTGTAACCACAACCCTTCTACTATGCGAGTCATCGAAAAGCAAATGAATGATGCAATCCTGAATCAAAAGGATTGGAAAAAAGACAATACTGAGGTTGTTTATTATAGTGGAAATGATTCCTCTGATGTGTTTCTCTATGGCAATCTGATTGCTCGTATTCATTCTTTCTCGATTGAATTGTTTGATGGTGGGTATCAATCAGCAACCACAAAGTCCCGTCTCAATGCTATTCTCTCCGAGCATGGTTTGCCTGGTGAGAAAGTCTTCCAGAAGAACTTTCAGTGGTTTGTGCAACAAGAAGGTGGTGCAATTCCTTTCTTTGATGGTATGCGTCTCAACTGATTCTTGATTCTGATGTCTTTCTTCATTAAGGATGCAAGAGAGTATGCAAAGTACCGATTATCGATTGATTGAGTATAATGTAGAGTCCTCATCTTTGGGGTCTTTTTTATGCTTTTTATTCAAAATAAGGTTAAAAATGTATTAAAATCAATTATAAATGTGTTTTTTAATGTATATTCGTTTTCAACATGCTTGTGGAAAAGTATGTTGAAACTGTGGAAAACTTATGTTTAATGTCTCTGAGACCTTGTGATTAGACTCTTATGAATGTCAGATCTTATGGTGATCTAAGCCTGCACTCTATCACAACCGCAGAGAAATGTCAAGACCCCCGAGTATCATAAAACCCCCACACAACTCCCAGAATTATAAGGACATCGAATAAATACTCTGAAACCCATTGACAAACACCTCAGAGAGTCTTATAGTATGATTATACATCAACGGAGATCACTTATGTCGGTTGCGTATTCACAAGGGCACAAGACACATTATAGGGTTACTCTGGATTTTGAGGTATTTGATGACTTCGATCCTCATCAATTGGACTGGGAAAAGACATTCAACCTGGAACCTGCTGAGAAAGTGTCAGCATACGTGGAGGACCTGGATTGTCCTTCGAGGTGGTAGTTTTGGTATTTAATTATACCAAATCAGGGGTTTTTATTTTGTTAACATAAAGCATATATATTTGGGTCTTTATGTTAACAAAATGAGAACACTAAAATATAGTCATCTGGGAGAGATGAGAATTCTCAGAGTTGCAAACAAAGTCACCACTATTCTACCACAACTGCAAGACGTAATGCAACAGTTAGAGGAGAACGGTGAGGATAGTTGTGAGGTGATTCTGCAGGTCTTAAGTGACATTCAAGAAAAGGTGAGTTAATGACACTGGGGGCGAGTAAAGTGTCCCTATAGTATGATCATCAAAGGGGAATGAGATGCGCCCCCTACAAAGACACTCACACACACAGTTCATTACACTTTTCTTTTCATTATGTCCAAGTCCGTTCTTCTTTCGATGCTCGATCAAGGTAACACTGGCGCCGAGATTCTTTCGATTCTTGATGCTATCATTGACGACAGTCAGAGTGATAATGTTCCGACTCTTGATGTAATCGAATTCTGACAATCTTATGGGTGCTGAGTTGACACTTGGCACCCTTATCTGCTAAGATATTCATATGCGTATTCGGCAGTTATATGTCGAGGTTTGTGATGCGGTTGTGCCCGCGTTGCCCCGTCCATAAGGGGGGGGTTATATAATTTTTGGGTCCTTCCTAACCTACAGAGGTGACAAATCGACCTCTAAATATCATTCAAATAAAAAATTTCCGGAGAAATAAAATGGGCGTAAATGAATTCATAAAGGTGGATTTTTTTTGTACTCATATATAATTCAGTAACTCGTTAAGAATTACAAAAAAAAATCCGGAAATATTTTGAGTATGGAAAAGGTATATCACATCTATGCAAAGAACAAGTGTATCTTACATTCAATTAAAGAAGAAGACTTTGAAGTTGCTTGGAATACTTTGAAGAAGATGATTGATATTGTGAAGACAGAGTATCATATTGAAGATCTTTCCTTTGAAGAACTTTATATTAATAAGGATATTACTTTAAGTTCTTCTCATTGACATACTCTAAATAAACTGATAAAATGAGTTTGAAACTTTAATTCACTTATGGCAAAAGGATTTACTGTAAAAGCTGCTGCTCCAAAAACATCAGCATCTGAATGGAATTATGATTCAATTAAGGAAAGAATGAAAGGAAAAAGTATTGTCTTCTGTCTTCCAGGCAGAGGATGCTCTTTTACTTTTCTGAAAGCATTTGTACAACTTTGTTTTGATCTTGTGCAAAATGGAATGAGTATTCAGATTTCTCAAGATTACTCATCAATGGTGAACTTTGCACGTTGTAAGGTTCTTGGAGCAAATGTTCTTCGTGGACCAAAGCAGGTTCCTTGGGACGGAAAACTAAATTATGACTATCAATTATGGATTGATAGTGACATCGTATTCAACTCAGAAAAGTTCTGGCAACTCTGTGATCTTGCTCTGTCGGAAGATGAGGAAGGAAAGGAGATTGTTGCTGGATGGTATGCCACAGAAGATGGGCACACGACTTCAGTTGCTCACTGGTTAGAAGAAGATGATTTCCGTAAGAATGGTGGTGTAATGAATCACGAGACTGTGGAGAGCATCTCAAAACGTCGTAAACCTTTCACAGTTGATTACACTGGTTTTGGTTGGGTTCTGATTAAAAAAGGAGTTTTTGAAAATCTTGAATATCCTTGGTTTGCTCCTAAGATGCAAGTCTTTGAATCTGGTGCAGTTCAGGATATGTGTGGAGAAGACGTTTCTTTCTGCTTGGATGCTATTGAAAAGGGATATGAAATTTGGTGTGATCCAAGAGTTCGTGTGGGACATGAGAAAACTCGTGTAATTTGATGGAGATTAACTAATGGCAACTCGTAAAAGTTCTAGTGGGTCGAATTTTGTACCCGGAACACCGAAGAAAACTCGTCAAGGTTGCTCGCAACATACCAAATTGAGTGCTTCTTCTCGCAACGGAGCTCGCAAAAGGTACAAGGGACAAGGACGATAATAACATAGATAGAGCAGGAAGAAATTCCTGCTTTTTTTATTAACAACTTATGGCATACTTAAATCATAATCTTCCAACGATTACTTGCTACATTCGTAATGAATTTCTCTACAATCATAAAAAGGGACATGGTGAGGTAACTTTATGTGATGTACACTCTGTATCGTCCTTAGAGAAGCACGTACCGTTGTTTGAGGCATTTCTTGAGAATGGTGTAAACTGGACTCGTAGACCAATTCATGCCTTTTGTTGGAAACCAGATGCACCAATCTCTCAATTAGAAGAGTGTATGTGGTGGGATTGTTTTTCTCCTTATATTGATGTTCAAGTTCGTTCAAGATTGTCTAATTTACGTGCTGAATTGATCAATTATCGTGGAGAAAAAAACGAAGGAACATATCTTTTTACTCTCGATTGGTCATGGGAGTCAAAATCTACATTGAATACTAATTTTAGTGAGACTCCAGAGCACAAATGTGCCCATGTTTTCAAGATGGACAATGGAAATTTCTATGCATACCCCAACAATAAGATTTTATGGTATGATGATGCATGGACTAAGAATAGAATTACTCAAAATCCAGGTTATGAGATTGATTTGACCGAATATTCAGTTGAAAATCGTAGAAAAATTGAGACTTCAGACGATTTTATGTACGAAATCAAAGAAATTCGGGATAGCAACC